GCCTAATATAGTGCTTACTAAAACGGGGGTGGATGCCACTAGCAGAATCAACAAGCTGACTAACAGTACCACTAGGTTTAACACAAGTAATAGCTGCAGACTGAGCAACGCCAAGCTTTGCAGCCCATTCTTTATTGGTTTCAACTGATACATCTCTCATTTCCTCTAGCCATACCGCTAACTCAGGAGAATCCTTTCCTAGCATAGCATGGTCCATTATGCCTGTTAGACTTACGCCCAACAAAGCCTCTTCTTCAGTATTACGCTTCCAACGTACTCGTAGGTATCTAAAGTCTGTTAAGCTAGACTGTAGGGTTCCAATAATAGTTGCTATACGCACTTTCTTCTTTAAGGACTCTAAATCATCCTCTGCTCGTACTACTACTTCTGACAAGTTACAAAACTCATTGCTTCTAAGAATAATCTCAGAACATGGGTTAGTACCAAAGTCATAAGTTGCATCTCTACGACCATTCCGCGCTGCTATCTTTTGTGCTGCTACTCGACTAAAGATACCGCGCTCGCCTGCTTTAGATTCATACAGGTTCTTCATTTCTGTTAAGAACGCTTCAAAATCTGGCTTCTCAGTATACGCTACTGAGTTGTTAGCTAAGCGACGTTGTCCTTCATTTCTCCACCAATCTCCAGACTTAGCTTTTGACATACGTTGATCTGATAAGTTAGACAAACTAATGAGAGCAGAACGGCGTACACCACCTACTACTACAATATCTGCAATCTTACAGCATACATCATGACACTCTATACTGGTTAACTTTCGTCCTGCTGATTTGGTAAAGATACCAACGCAGAAGTTAAACAGGTCTACTAAAGGCTCTGGACCACTAGCTCGACCACCAAAGGTCTTAAGTCTAGCGCCTGCTGGCCTTACTCGGCTCATGTCCCATTGAGGTAATTTACCTGCATAAAGCATGGCAATCAACTCACGGAAGGCACTTGCCCATCCTAGCTTACTATCGCTAACTACAATAGTAGAGCTTGTCTTGTGAAAAGTTTCTGCTACTTCTGGTAGTTTAGCTATGAAATTACGTTCAACACTAAAACCTACTCCAGTTCCGCACATAAGAACATACATAAGCTCGTCAAAAGCTCGTGGATGATCAATGTGTAGATAGCTACAGTTAAACCCTGCTACGTTGTCTCTTTTCAGTGCTTCACCCGCTGTCATCATACAACGCATAGAAGGCATTACTTCCATGTCGTGAATAGCATTCCAGACCTCTGCACCATCTTCATCATTCAACTGCTCTCTTTCTTTCCAGAAATCTACATATCTGGTTACAGTCTCTTCCCAAGTTTCCCTGCGATTCTCTGTGTCTAGCCAACGAGCATATCGACTCTTGTGAATAAAACTTTGATACTGATCCATTATACCATTCTCTCCTGAATATCGGACACATTGTCCTTGCCTATTGCATCATCGCAATATGTTACTAAGTCCATCAACTCATAATTCTTTAGTAGAACCTCTGCATTTAAATTCAACTCTTGTATATACTTATAGTGTCCCTCTATAGGAACATTATCATATATAGTCATTGCATCTCCATACATATTTATAAGCTGCTCAGCCCTCTTCGGACCTATACCAGTGATACCAGGAACGTTGTCTCCTTTATCGCCAGTTAAACACTTAAAAGAGATATACTCTTCTGGAGTTACATTGTAGTGTTCACTCCAATTATCTATTGTAACTTCTTTACGAGTAACGTAAGAAAACCTACTTACGCCTTCTTGAATTAGCAAATCCCAATCTCTATCACTTGATAGTAACCAGATATCTTCTAATCCATACTGCTCTTTTTGCTTTACGAGGTGGGCAGCAAGATCATCTGCCTCTACACCTTGATAACGTAAAACTTGATAAGACTCTGCTAGTAACTCTAAAGTCTCCTCATACTCCTCGAAGAAGTCTGTAAATGCTTGCTTCTCTTCTTCGGTCTGTGTGGCATATTTGTCTTTTCGATTCTGCTTATACTCAGGCAGTATCTCTTTTCTATAACTAGAAGATCCCCAGTCAGCAGTAATAATAATATTACTACACTTGTAGGATTGTGCTAAAGAGCGTACTGTCTGTAAATAATCATGTCTAAAGTCTGTTCTGCCTTGATGCTTCCAACGAAACGCTAAATTGAGCGCATCAACAATAAGGGTACGACCCTTCTTTCCTGCCGTTGCTTCATTAAAACTAAAAGCCACCGATCCACTCCACTGTCTCTACTTCTAACCAATCCTCTGCTAGTAACACATAGCAGTTTAGAAACGCAATGTACAAGAAGTGCTGTGTGTTAGCAGGCTTCATTTCAGTACATACAAATACTTTTGATCGATCATATTTAAAAAATAGCATAGGCTTTTGATCGCCTCCTGCCGCTTGTATTACTACTTTCTTCCACCAACGAATAAGGTTATTCGTCTTAGGTTGGGTAAATATCTTATCTCCTAAGGGAGAGTCTTTATAATTCTTGACTTCGATACAGAAATGATTTCTCTGATTGGGAACATATAAATCCCCTTTCAAATACTCAAGAGCCCCCGAAGCGGGGACTCTCTCGAACTTTAATCCTGTAGTCTGTCGAAGCATATCTCTCACTAGGTACTCACCTCTTGCACCTTTTGCTCTTGAGTCTACCATGTTCTTTCCTTATTCTAAACCACTAACGTTTCCGTTCTTAACGACTTCAATCTTCTCTAGTAGAGGATGCGTCCAACCGTGAGATACTATGTAAGTGTTTAAATCTTCCCCTAATAGTACTTCTACCATCTTCTCTCGTCCTGCATCATCGAGAACATTAATAACTTCGTCTAAAAATAATACATTAATTCTTGACTTTGAAATACTACTCATTAACTTACGAATTGCTATGAGAGTAGCAGTGTTTACCCTGGCGAGTTCCCCTGAAGAAAGTGCTAGAATATCTACTATGTTTCCATTGTCGGTTATTTGCACATTGAGCTTGTCATTTGAAACGATAAACTCTAGTGTGAATCGACCGTCTGAAAGCTCTGCAAGGTATTCATTTGCAAGTTCTTCCAACTCTTTTACAAGGTTCTCGATCTTATATGCAAGAAGTCCATTTGTGCTAAAAGACTTCTTAAGTACTTCTAAGTTAGAATCCAGTTTATTCTGTACTGCTAACTCTTTCTGACATTCCTCTAATTGTGCAAGAAAAGCGTCAGTTTGTTCTTGTATTACTTGGATTCGGGTGTTGCTGCGCGTTCTCTTTTCATTCTCGCTGTAGATCTGCGCTCGTTCACTCTTAGATAATTGTATTCTATCTTGAAGGCCAAATATCCTGTTATCAAGCTCTCTCTTATCAACTGCATATACCTGTAACTTTGTGTCAACAGATCTATACAAACTCTCCCAATCCTGTCTAGCTTTTTCATTAAGTGTAAATACACAGTTGTCCTCCTTAATTTTCTGTAGTTGAGGTTTAATCTCATTTATTTTATCAACTGCTTCCACACGTTCTGCGGTAGCGTCAGCCACCAGCTTCAACTCTGCGGAAATATCAATAGGTTGATTACAAGTAGGGCACTCTTCCTTAATTGATTCTAATTTTTTTAAAGTTCGCGTTGCACCCGTAGCGACTGCCTGCCAATTACCTAACTCAATTTGTAACCGTTCAGATGATTGTAAAGCTGTTATAGGAGAAGCTTGTATTGCTCCTATATCTATACCTTGTAACAACGACTTGTATGTATTATTTGCTGAGATTTTTTTATTTATATCAGAGATATTTTCAAGTTCTACCATTAAAGAACGTAACTCTTTCTCATCTTCAGATGTATCAATATCTAAATCTAACAGAGGTAGTATATTGGTATCACTCAATTTATTATCTTGAAGCCATTTTTCTATAGTTGCTAACTTAGAGGCTATACCCGTAGTCTGCAAAGTAACGCTCTTTGAAGCATCTTTAAATATTTCAAACAACTCAACGTATCTCTCTAGGTGTAATAGATCTATAAGAAACTTCTTTCGGTTAGCATCAGTAGCAGTAAGAAACTGCAAACTTGCATTAGTATTTTGATATACTAGCTGAGAGAAGGTTTTAAAGTCAACCCCTATTACTTCTTGAATACTCTTATATGTATTAGTCGCAGTATGACTAGAGATATCCTCTCCATTCTTCTGAAACTTTACTTTAATACTTGACTTGCGTTGAATTATAACGTCATACCTATCATCATCTTTTGTGAAAGTCAATGAGATATTATAACCATCATTTACATAACGATTTGGTATGTCGGCTTTCTTGATACCCTTAGAGTTCTTATTAAACAAAGCCTCTTCAATGATTAACGGTATAGAAGATTTTCCCATACCGTTAGTACCAATGATCTGTGTCACTGTATTATCATCAAGCTGTAACTTATTACCAGAACCGTAGCTAAAACAGTTATCCCATGTCAGAGTTTGTAACGTAATCATTATAAGTCCCTAGTATGTCTGGTATTTTATCTTCTGAAATCTCTAAAATATAGGATAGATACTCTACTAATTCTTCCTCAAGAGTCATATCTTTGTCTATAATTAGAGCCGCTTCTGACTTTCGTATTACTACTTTCTTATCCAGTAAGTCAGTATTCTTAATCCCTGCTAGATCTTGTATGTCACCTTGTATCTCATATATAGTATGATCAAAATCAGTGGCTACCATATCTGCTGGGTCTGATACTGTCTTGCGTATAAGCTGTGGAAGTTTAAACTCTTCCCACATCCAACTCCAATCTCCTTCGTTAATCAATAGATACCCGGTCTTTACCTTTGCTCTATGAAATGAAGTAGTCATTGGACTACCTGGATATACGATGTTGCGTTGTGTATTACTATGTGCGTGTAAGTCTCCTGCAAATACTACAGGGAAATCTGCTAGTAAGTCTAGGTTTATCTCAGGTTTAACATGGGGAGGTATCTCGCCACGAACATGAGTAAATAAAGGCATTCTAGTATCAAAATGGTCTATGCTTCCCTTACGATGTAAGTCTGCATAGGGCAGTATGCCGTACCCTAAATCCTCATCAATATATGATATATCTACTATATTAATCAGAGGGTTTATATCTCTAGAAACCTGCTTTAACTGAGTAAAGAATGTCTTATTCTTCTTAGTCGCTTCGTGGTTTCCATCATATATAATGGTTGGAATCCCTACTTTCCGAATAAACGAAAAGTAGAGTTCCAGCTCTTCCATGTTAGGAAGACGATCAAATAGATCGCCTCCTATTATATGCATACTACATTGCTTTTCTAACTCGTAAACTTGTTCAAAGAACATCTGATAACGGTTGAGTGCCCACTTGACTGGGACGTTCTTCTGTCCCAGCTTTAAGTGCCAGTCTGCCGTATATAAGATCATCCTACACTGAACTCAGCTTCTAGTGTTTCGTCATCGTTATCTTGTCCAGCGTTACGAACACGATCAAGAAGTTCTTTCTGTGCATCAGCAGTTGGGCGAGGCATAACTTCATCCATAGACTTGATATCAGAAATAAGTTCTAACTCTGCTTCTGTAAGAGCACGTACTTTACACTTCAATGCTTGTAGTTGATACTCAACATTGTAAGGTAATGGACCGGTCTTGACTCGTTTGAAACAAACGTCCCAACCAGTATCGCTATCGGTAGGATCACCAAGATCTTCAGCAGCAGTAATTGTCTGCTCCCATAGCTTCTTCTTTAGGTTCGCTACTTTCAGCTTACCATCGTTAGGGTCGATAACTTGACAAGCATAGCTCCAACCACATTTAAGGTCAGGGTAGTACTCTCTAACCCAGTCTTGTTCTTTATTAGTAAAACGTTCGGCATTACGGTCAAAAGAAAGACATTCTAAAGGAATGTTCTTGCCGTTTTCGCCTTCAATCCAGTAGACGTACCGAGCAAGGATGTCACCTACGATGCGCATCTTGTTGTCGCCGTCTTTGTATTGAAATGTATTGATTGATGATTTTTGGGCAGAGCCCTTTTGTTGATTAAATGAAATTGCCATTAGTGTATATTCTCCGGTGTGACTTCTTCATATAGAAAATGAATATCTCCACCTTCTATTCTCAGTAGCCTATTGTCTGTGATTGATTCTAAATCTACGGGTAAATGTATTAGATCTAGTGTGATTTTTCGTGATACCATATAGTCTGGTAGGCTTCTTATCGAAGCTAACGCATAGTATATGGATATATCACGAGTTGAGTACTTATAGGAATGGTATAGAAGGACATCAGGATGCAGCAAGAAGCTGTGTCCAGAAAAGTCCATCCGAGAAAATTTATAGATACGGTCGTACTTATTCTTAGGGGTCTGCTTATAAATAAGCATTTCCATAATCATATTACACCGAGAGACGTTACCCTCTGCCGAATCGTACACCTTCTGCCAGTCAAATAAGAACATTATTATACTCTAAAATTAGATAATTGTCAAGAACTTTTTTTTCAAAGGTATTTCATGTGCCAACCCTGCTTCATATAGAATCCAACCCTATTGGAGGCTTGCTTTCT